TCGCTCGTCGCGGAGCAGGGAAAGTCGTGCATGGAGTCCGTCTATGCGGTCACGTTCGACGCCGGGAGCCGCCCGCTCGTCTCCTACGACCGCGACAAAGACCCAGGGCATCTCGTGGTGAGCCTCGTTGACGGCGTTGACCGCACGAGGGGGCAGACGGCCAACGCCATGTGCGTGTTCGCCCTCTCGCTCGGCACCGCCGACTCCATGGAGTACAGCGGGGACTACTCCAGCATGTGCTCGGAAGTGCTCGCGCACGCGTCGAAGAACGAGGGGCAATCCGACGAGGTTTCGGTGAGTCGAACCGTCGCGGTGCCGGGGTTCGACGCCGGGGCGATGTGGAAGGCGCGGGCGTTCGAGGACGTTTCCTCTCTCATCGACCAGGACGCGAACCCCAACGCCGCTCTCGTTGACTCTGCCGGCGCGCTGAGGGCATACGACCATCAGGCCGCCGTCTCGATAGACGGGAAAATCTCATGCGCCGGATACCTTGACACGTGGGACTTGGGAGACCTCGTTGAGGCGGAGCTTCCATCGCTCTCGCTCGTGGCCAAGCAGCGCATCGAGGAGGTTCGCGAGATATGGAAGGCCGAAGGCCACACGGTGGAGGCCACCGTCGGCACGAAGCAGCTCTCGCGCATCGCAAGGGCGATGATAGGAAGGAGATAGCGTGGCAGTCACAACCACATCAATCACCACGGTCTACCCCATGGACTCGATGGTTTCCGAGGGGGACGACGGGCTTCCCGTATACGACCGCCCGTACAACGCAAGTGACCTGCGTGGCGTAGTGCGGCATCTCGTCTCAGACGGCATCTGCGGCGGCTTCGGCGACGAGCTGGCCGTCAGCTCGTCGGGCGGGGCGTGGTACGTCGGCACCGGTGCCGCAGTGGCCTCCGGCCTCCTCATCGACGTTCATTCCCAGGCGAAGGTGGTTGACTCCTTCGACATCACGACGGGGATGTACGCGTACATCATCGTTGCCGGGCGATTCGACTCCACGTACCGAGACGGCGCAATCTACGCGAGGATCACGGACAGCGCGGAAATCACGCCCGAGCGAACGGATAGCGTGTTCGAGCTTGTAATCGCCCGCGTTGACTGGCTGGGGAACGTCATCGACCTCCGCATGAACGACGATATGTGCGGCATGATGGCCGCCGTTCCCGTAGACAACATGCTCAACGAGCTTTCCGCCGCTTCCGTGGCGGCCACCGACGCCGCCATGGGCGCTGCGGCGTCAGCGAACGCAGCGGCGGCCGCAGCAACCCAGGCGGCGGGGAAGTTCGACGGAGGCTCGTGCTGCGCCCAGATAGAGGAGCTGAAGCACCAGCAGACCGTGATGGGTTCCATGATCGCCGACCTCAGGGACGAGTTCTATTACCTAGACGAGAAGGTGTACGCGCCCAGCAGCAAGGCTTCGTTCGACGGGGAGCGGGTGACGCTCGCAACCACGTGCCAGTTCAACGAGGAGAAGCAGGCAATCACTCTTGCATAGGAGGAGAAATGGCAGACGCAAAGACATTCACAATCGATGGAACGGACATCAGCATCATCGATGAGACGGCGCGGGAGCGAGCCTCCGCCGCCTTGGAGTCGGCCGAGTACAACCGCCTCTCGCTCGTGGGGAAGTATCCCGGGCAAGACCTCGCAACGGTGCTCTCAGCCGAGATAGGCTCGGGCGAGAACGTTTACGACGCCCTGCACGCGCGCGTTCAGGACGCCGACTTCTCCGGCCTCCGCGTTGGCGATTACATCGACGTCCCGCTCGTGAGCGCGAGCGCTGTCACCACGATGCAGAGCGTGCGGTTCATCCTGGCGCACATCGACCCATACTACCGCTGCGGAGACCAGATGAAGGGGCATCACATCGCCTTCGTCGCATCTCGCCCCATCGAGGTCGCATCCGGGGTCACCGGATACGCCAACGACGGCTATCTCATGTGGAACACCACGAACACCAACCAGGGGAACTCAGACGAGGCCAGCCCCTACCTCGTCTCAAACCTGAAGAAGTGGGAGAACCTGTTCGAGGGGTGCCTTCCCGAGGGTCTTTCCAAGTACCTCCTCACCCAGCGAGTCCTCGCCGAGCTTCGATACAGCTCCAGCGGCTCCATCACGGACTCCACGGAATGGGACTGGCGCGACATCGGAAAGGTGTTCTCTCTCTCCGAGACCGAGGTGTACGGCCAGTGCGTGTGGGGAACTAAGGGGTGGAGCGTCGGCTTCGACTGCCAGTGGGACTACTTCCGGGACACCGCGCACCGTCAGGGCGACTACGATGACGAAACCCGCGTCGCCTGGTGGCTCCGCTCCGTCGGGGGCGGGTCGTCGTCCAGCGTCTGCTACGTCAACAGCAACGGCAACGCCAACAACAACGCGGCCACGAACGGGTGGATTCGGCCTCGCCCGGGATTGCTCTTTGCCAGTCCTCGCGGGCAACGCCCCGCGAGCCGAGCGCATGAGGAAGGAAGGGGCGACGCTCGGGCGAAAGCCCGTAAAGACGCACCCCGCTGGGCGAGCCGTTCGCTGCTTGCATGGCCGTGGGCTTCGGCGCTCACCACGGTTTCATGGCCTCGCCCTATGCGGCCTGCGAACGCCACTGGAAGGCCGTGCGGGGTGCCATTATGAACAGTGAGGAGCGCCGAGCCGCAAGGCGCGCGCGGCGCGATGAGAAGAGAGCTGCGAACCGGCAAAAACGTAACGGGGGGGGGTGCTCGCTAGAGAGTATCGCGAGCACCGACAGCCTATACGAGGCGGCACGCCTCTCGGCGCGCGGGGTCAGGTGGAAGGCAAGCGTCCAGCGCTACGAGGCGCACGTTCTGCGCAACATACTAAAGGCTAGGAACGACCTTCTGTCGGGCAAGGACATACGGCGCGGGTTCGTTCGGTTCGACATCTCCGAGAGGGGAAAGCTCCGGCACATCACCTCCGTGCACTTCAGCGAGAGGGTAATCCAGAAGTCCATCAGCAAGAACTCGCTCGCGCCATCAATCTGGCCGACCCTGACGCCGGGGTGCTCGGCGAACATAAAGGGGAGAGGTACGGACTACGCCCTAATTCGCCTGAAGCGCCAGCTTGCCGAGCATCAGAGGAGGCACGGCACGGACGGCTACGTTCTCCTGATCGACTTCTCGGACTACTTCGGTCGCATCGACCACGGCGCTGCGAAAGCGCTGGTAGCCAGAACCGTCTCAGACGAGCGGGTTCGCCGCCTCGTGAACCTTCAGATCGATGCGTGCGGAGATGTCGGTCTTGGCCTCGGCTCGGAGCCGAATCAGGTGCTCGCCGTTGCCGTTCCAAGCCCAATCGACCACCTTCTGGAGAGGACTCCCGGCATAGAGGCATCCGGCAGGTACATGGATGACACCTATGCCATAGCGCTAGAGAAGCAGACGCTGTGGGATGCCCTGGACGTGATTCGCTCCGAGTGCATGCGGCTCGGGATAACCATCAACGAGCGAAAGACGAAGGTGATAAAGCTCACTCGCGGCTTCGTGTTCCTCAAGAAAAAGTTCCGCTTCACGAAGAGCGGGAGGATCGTGGTGCGCCCGTGCCGCGAATCGCTCACGCGCGAGAGGCGGAGGATGAAGAAGCACGCCGCCATGGTAAAGGCCGGAAGGATGACCGTGGAGCAGGCGAGGCAATCATATATATCATGGCGCGGCTCAATCGATAAGCGGAAGGGCAAGCCGAGGCTCGTGATGAACACGCACGACACCGTGAGGGACTTCGACCGCCTGTTCTTCGAGCTGTTTGGCGAGCGGCCGTAATCTCACGCCGCCGATACGCTGTGCGCACCCTAACGAAAGGAGTGCGCTATGGCGTTCACGGCAGAAGAGGAACAGGGACTTCGTTCCCTGCTCGACATCTATCGCATGCAGGCTCCAGCCCTCTCAGACGAGCTTGCTACCATCGGCTACGGCCTGTTCCCTGAATGGGACGGCAACGCCCACACCTACGTGGAGGGCGAGAAGTTCCTCTATAACGGCGTCCTCTACAAGCTCATCTACCCCGGCAGATACACGACGCAGCCCGACCACACGCCCGACAAGGCTCCGAGCGTCTACGCGAGGGTGCTCCCCGGCCAGGAGGGGACGGAGATCGGCGAGTGGGTTCAGCCCGACTCCACCAACGGCTACAAGAAGGGCGACAGGGTTTGGCACAACGGCCGCCTCTGGGAGTCCACCTTCGACGGTGCCAACGTCTGGGAGCCGGGAATCGTCGGCGTGGGCGAGAACATCTGGAAAGACATCACGGAGGAGGCATGAGCGGCGAATCGCTCGCCGGCGGGTTCGAGGCCGCCGCTGTGGCGGAGCCGATTGCGGCACTCTTGGCCTTTACCGTGGTGGCCGTCCTCTTCGTCATCGTCAAGTGGTACATCCCGCATCGCGCCGGCATCCAGGAGAAGAAGCTGGAGATAGAGCGCTACCGCATCGAGGTTCAGGAGAAGGCGGACGCCGCCCTCGATGACCGCGAGCGCGAGCGCATCAAAACCACGCAGCGCCAGATCGCGGTGCAGGAAGAGGGAACGCGGGCTATCGAGGCGCTGAACGTGACGGTGAACACCGCCGTCGTGCAGCTCGCCGACAGCAAGGAGAAGAGCCGCGAGATGGGCGGTCGCGTGGAGCGCACCGAGGCGGCGGCTCAGCGCACCGAAGCCACGGCGCAGCGCATCGACACAACCACGAGCGCCATGGCCAAGCAGCTTGACGAGGTTCATGCAATCGTCGTCCGCCACAAAGGAGCGGGCGATGAGGGTTAGGAAGGAGTTCAGAGATGGACAAGGAAAGCATTATCAAGTGGGCGAAGGCCGCAGCGGTTCGCGCAGTCAAGACGGGAGCGGAGGCCATCGTCACGCTCGTCGGTTCCGACATGGTGAACATCGTGTCGCTCGATTGGCCTCAGATTCTCGGTATCACCGCAACGACGATGGTTCTGTCCGTGTGCATCAGCATCGCGGGCGTTCCGGAGGTGGAGTCGGGCGCAAGCCCGCTCTCAAAGCAGCTGCC